CTGCTATGACGATTCGTACAACTACGAAGGACTTGAGGACGCCTAAGGTTACAAGTGGGTGTTCGGGAAGTCAGGCCGTCGGTTATTACTGTAAGCGTACCCAGAATGGTACCAATTCGAAAGATTTGGACCATCTGACGGATAACGCCTACGTAATGACCATAGACGAGTTTAACAACCCTTACCTTGTTTGTAAGTACTTTGGGACAACCCCACATCCGACTGTTAGTTTCACGATGCAATGTAGGTTCGGCGCCGTGTCCATCCCGAGTCACTTGACTTGGGGGGCCGGCGCAGAATCTATCCTACTCGATAGGATTGCCGATCAAGTCCGGAATAATGAGTTCGACCTGGGCACTTGCCTGGGCGAAGCTCATGAGTCCGTAATGATGATCGGTAACACTGCGCGCACTCTCGTAGGCGTCATTCTTGATATCAAGAAGGGACGTTTCTCGAGTGCTGCTCGTCGTCTTGGTTCTCGTGGCATGAGCGGAACAATGAGTTTGCGCAAAACGCTTGCTCAAAATTGGTTAGCTCTTCAGTACGGGTGGATGCCGTTACTTAACGACGTCTACGCCGCATCCGAGGGGATTTCCAATATCCTTAATAAACCTCATAAAAAGAGGTTTAAAGCTCAGTACACGATAAAGGCTCTCACTGATCACCAGTATGGCAATCAACGTACATACTTCCGTCAGGAAGCATATAGGAAGAAAGGCTATATTCTGGAGCTCAGCGAGGCGCAGTTCCCTAGTGTTCCAGCGCGTCTAGGGTTGCAAGACCCAGAGGTTGTTGCTTGGGAGCTTTTGCCGTTTTCCTTCATTGCCGATTGGTTTTTACCAATCGGTGACTACCTCTCGCTCAGAGCGAATGTTTCGCGTTTGAACGGGAAGTGGATCACTTCCGATCTTCGGGTGTCTAACCGGCACCTAAATATCTGGAAGTCGACGGATTACGACTGGCCCCAAACTCCTTGGCCAGAGTATCGGTACAAGAAGGTGCAATTCAACCGTACCATATCCTCGAGTCCTCCGAAGGTGCCCTTGCCGAAGATTCGACCCCTCACGGAGTCTTTCTCGGTTAAGCACTGCCTCAGCGGGCTCGCGTTATTGGCACAACGCGTCCTTTAGTTACAGCGCCTGGCTTTCGCCAGGACTTTTATTACTTTTTAGGAGTATGGACTTATGTCTGCTATCGCAAACATCGTTATCAACGACGGCCAGGCCACCCCGGTGGCGCACACCTTCTACCCCACCGCGTCTGATCCTGACGCGCAATTCGCCGAGAACCTTTCTGGCATTGCCCTAATTGGCAATGGCAACATTAAGGTCTCTGTGAAGCGCGTCGCTCAGGACGGTGGTATGAATCGTGTTCGCATCGTGATGGCCCTGCCGGCGCTCGAGACCGCATCTGCGCAGAACTCCGCGGGTTATACGGCGGCCCCGAAGGTAGCCTACACTCACACTGTGAGTGCGGACTTTATCCTTCCGAACCGCGGCACCGCCCAACAACGTAAGGACCTCCGTGTTCTCTTGGCCAACCTCCTGGCAAATGCTCAGGTAGTTGATGCCATTGAAAACCTGGCTCGTCCCTACTAAAATTGGGCTGACTCTTCCTTTTAAGGAGAATTAATATGGCTTTTAAGCCTAAGTGCACTTTCTATAACCAATGGAGACAAGCAAATGACAGAGATTTCCTCTGGAACTTTGCCCGCAGCATACTCGAGAGGCATCTCCCTAACACCTCGCCAATTGCGAAAGCTATTGACGATAGGGATGTTAATGCACTTCTTAAGTATGACGTTGATTATCGCCTTGGTCTTCCTGCTGAACACATGATCTACCTTCGACAGATATTGGCGTTGTTCCAAAAGAATGACGACTTATCTATCGGGGTGGACCGTTCAGCGGTTGCTTTGGAGACATTCAACGCTGCAGAAGGGCTATGTGCTCAAACTAACAGGCGCTTCCAGGAGTATAGGAGGACCCCCGAAAAGTGGGGTCCCGAGAACGTGTATATTGCACGATTATCTCGTAAAATTTCCTCTATCCTTGGTGAGTGCCCCAGTTTGTCTGAGTTGCATTTACACTTCGGTCCCGGTGCCAACGTTGGTTGCAACAATAACACGACCGCTCTTTTTAAATTGGCGGCAAATCCGACGTGTTCGAAGGAAGCCCAGAGTGCTTTAGCAAGCCTCTGGGACCAGATTCCATATTATGCATACTTCCATAAGGGAGCGTGCGATGTGGTTCCTGGCAAACTATCCTTCGTTCCCAAGAATGCGAAGACAGATCGTAGTATCATGGTCGAGCCTTTAATGAACAGCTTTGTTCAGCTCGGCTTTGGTACTTATATGAAACGGTTGCTTAAGCGTGCAGGTTGTAATCTGTACACTCAGGCAAAGAACCGGTCGTATTCGCGCGTTGGCTCCCTCACGGGAGATTACGCAACGATCGATCTATCTTCAGCTTCCGATACCCTTGCATCCCAAGTCGTCCTGGACCTCTTACCATTTGATTGGTTTGACGCCCTGTCGACATGGAGAACCGGCACTGTCAAACTGCCTGACGGCACCTTGATCGAACTAGAGAAGTTTTCCAGTATGGGAAACGGCTTTACGTTCGAGCTCGAAACCGTCATTTTTTATGCAGTTGCGTGCCTTGCTTGTATCGATGCCGGTGTTCCCACCGACATAGCCGT